TCCAACCAGCGATTTGAATCACTGCATTTTCTAATGAAGTTTCGTTTAAGTCAGCAGCAACTGACTGAGTATTGCTGTTTGTACCACCAGATACTAGTGGGTGATCTGTAGCAAATAAAGCTTTGCTGTCGCCACCTGGATAGTTAGTACCGTCAAAGCCGTTGTTTAAAACGTTAGCAGCTTTAACTTGTTTAGTATAAGCCATTGCACGTGCTAATGCTTTAGTGTAACGAGCAGATAAAGTGTCATACAAGTTATCTTCTACTGCTTCTTCAGTTAATGAGAAGCCTAAAGCGATTGTTTCGTGGTTGTATCTAGCTGTCCAAGCTTCTTGTGCATTGTCATAAGCGATGGCATTGCCTTCGTTTTTAACAGGTGCAGCTGCAAAGCCTGAAAGTTTTGTTTCTTCTTCAAAAGATCTTTCAGATGTTTCTGTTTCGTAGATCTCTTTGTGCTCTTCGCCATAACGCTGATATTCCATTCCGAATAAAGCATTTAGGCCAGGAAGCAACTCTTTTAATAACTGAGCTCTTGAAATTGCCATGGTTTATTCTCCTTAAATACCAGTACCGTTAGAGTATGCATGAGACTTAGGATTGAATTTAACCAATACGTCAGTCTTAGCATCACCAACAGATGATGTTGTTGAATTCACAAAATCGATAATTTTAAATGCAATAGTGTCAGTTACATCAATAGTACCAACATCTGCTGCCATTGTAGAATTACCTGTTACTGCAGAACCAGCTGTAGGGTTAACTACGCCGATGTTAATTCCTAATGCAGATTGAGCTAATGTATCATCACCCTGAATTTGGAACACACAATCATAGTCATCTACAACATATGCCATAGCATCAGATGCTACAGTGCCTGATGGCCAGTATTGTGAGAATAATTTTTGTTTAGTACTTGGATCTGTGTATGTACATCCAACAAATACGCCAACTGTACCAGCTGGGAATGGGCTAGCATTCGTACCAACTTCGTCAACGACTTCAACTGTACCAGCAGCTACGATAGAAACTACTGATCCGTTGTATATGTTAGAAGCATATCCAGACGCAATTTTTAATTGACGGGTAGAACCAGCATAGGGCTGACCACCAATCAAGTTTACAGGCTTGAGCCCGTAAGGTGCGGCTGTTGTTGCCATAATAATATCTCCTTAAAGATTTGTTTAACCTTTACCAAAAGATTTAGTAGATTTTTTATCAGCGAATAATGGCATACGAGGATCATTTTCTTTCATAAAGCTATTATCAACAGCTTTAGCTTGACCTTCTGCTTTTTGCTTGTAATAGTCATTTCTCTGATCTACCATTTCTTGTGGCATTTTACATAAAAGCAATCCACCTACTTCGACAGAATCTTTAAATCTACTGTCGGCGGATGCCGGTAATTGTATTTCTGGGTGCTCTGAATGTTTCACAGGTTCCCAGCCTTCACGCATTTTAGAGGACACATTTAGATTATCAGCATCATTAGCTAAAGAAATTCTAATCCATCTATAAGCCCAACCCGGTTGTTTTTTAAACTCCGGAAGAAGTGATGGAGGAGCCCATTCTCTTTTTCTTGGTTGAGTTTCTTCACGTATTTCTAAATCTCTATCTAATCTCTTATCCATTTGCGTTCTCCGTTTTTAAAAGTTCTCTTGCATATTGCTCTGGTGTTAGCTTAAACTTTTTAGCCAAAGCTAACTGTGTTTTCGTCAACCTTACCTTTTTAGGGGAAGTTGAACGAGTTGCAGGGGCAACTACAGTAGAAGGTTTAGTATTGCGTTGGGCAGGTTGTCCTTCCAACGATTCAGACCCAAAGTAATCTGGGAATGTTTTTCGCATCGCAGTATCTATGCGACGATAATAATCTTCTGATGACGGGGCGACACCCTCGATATTAACGAGTTGATCATGCAAACCCAAGGCAAACCCTGTCATCGTTCTATTTGGTCCAAACCAAGCGTTTTTTGCTTGCCAAGCAAGCGCTTTATCATCTGGTCTAGGAACTTGAGTTTGTAAGTTTCTTTGTTGCTCTATTTGTACACTATTTTCGTACTCTTGTAAAGCTTCTTTTGTAAACTGAGGCTTTAATTGTTGTACTTGTAACAGATTATATTGTGCTTCACTAATTTTAGATTGTGCCTCACTTATTTTATCTGGATCTCCAGAGTCATATGCTTCACGATATTCTCTTTTAGCTAATGCAAGTGCTTTATCAGAAGATTCTTTAAGAGTTTTAATATAATCTTCTTCTCCAACACTTAATGTTTGTTTTAGCTTTCTGTTTTCATCAATGATGCGTTGTGCCATATTAATAGCTTCTTGACGTTCTCTGTCAGCAGATTCTTTTGCACGGCGCTCATCATGCCAAACTTTTTTAAGTTGAGCCATTCGATTTTTAACTCTTTCAGAATAATCTTCTAGAGTATCTTTTTCAAGCTCATCAACAACTTCTTTTGGTAGTGGGTCTCGATTACGATCTTCAGGAGGAGTATCATCTTCAACTTCTAAATCAAAATCTAGTTCTTCTTGTGTAGGTTTAGATTCTTTTTTAGAAGCTTGTTCTTCCTTCTTGGATTCAGCAGCGGCTTCGTAATCTTCCTTGTCCTCTTTAGATGTTACTTCTACTTCCGTAGTTTCATCATCTTCGAGTTCAGCTGGTATTTCATTGATGATTTTGGCCATCAAATTTCTCCTTATGTTGCACCGAAATATCTATCGGTGTTTGTGTTGTATTTGCGTCTGTTCCAAACTGCAGGAACAACTTGTATGTTGTGATACTTGTTAGTACCACCTTTTGAAACAGGAATGATATGATCTATTTCCCATTTCATATTCGTTTGCTCTTCTCGCAGCTTACACAAACGATATGCTTCTTCTAAACAAAACTTATCTAATTCAGTTAGGTTTTGTAATAGTGTTTTTCTTTTAACTCTAGCAACAGCTCTATAGAGCTTACCCTTTTGAGTTTTTTCCCATAAAGCTTTTGCTCTTTTCCTTGCAGGGGAAACAGGAGTCTCTCTATGCTTTTTATTTATACGATCTTTGTTTCTAGCATAGTACCGTCTACCCCTAGCTCTCGAAAGTTCTTTTTGCCTTTCTGTGAGCTCTGAATATTTTTTACGCTCTTTCGTAGCCTCTTGGATCATCAACTACAGCTTCTACTGTATCATCATTGATAATTCTAAATTCTCTACCGTGTATTTTAATACGGGTTCCAGAATATGCTCGAGTGATTACAAAATCTCCTTCTTTACACCAGGGTCCTGTAGGAAATCTTTCTTTATCAGCATAGGCCATATCACCTATTTTCATCACAAATAAAACTACAGTTGAGTGTTCTTCAATATGTTTTGTTTTATCAGCTTTTATAATTCCACTTTCAAAAGTATCTTCTACTGATGGTACTGCACATAAAATGCGATATCCTTTTACTTCAGGAAGTTGTGTTGATTTTCTTTCTTGTTTAGGTTCTTCGGCTGTGACTTTCTTGCCTTTGAAATCTACAATAGTTTTATTTGGCGTTATGATTTCACTCATCGTCCATCTCCATATTCTTTGCAAGGTCTGCTATATGTCTTTGTGCAATCATTAGACCTCGAACTATGCCTGCACTGTGTTGGTAATGAGCAAAGTCTGTTGCTACTCCATCACCTAAATTTTCTAAAATATTTCTGCGTTCTTCTTCTAGCTTTTCAGCTAAAAGTTTTAACGTACTTTCTAACATGCGTTAGTCCTTTCTTTTTTTGTTTGCCTCGAGTTGTTTATCTTGTTGAACAACATCTACTCCAAGCTTAGCACCTTGCATCAGCTCACTAGATTTAAGTTGCTTGTCCTTCAAGACTGCTTCGGCTCCGAGTTTAGCTCCGGCAATTCTTTCTTGTGAATCAATCTTCATTTTTTCAAGTTCAAGCTTAGCTCTTTCAAGTTCAGCTGTTGTTTGCATTTCTTGAGTTCTAGCTTGTAGTTCTTGTTGGAATTTAGCTTGTTCAAGTTGTGCATCCGCCATCATTTTCTGAGCTTTTGCTTGAGCTTCTTGTTCTTTGATTGCTAACTCACGTTGTTGTATTTGAGTGAGTGGATCTTGAGCTTGTGCTGCTGCTTCTTGTTGTGCAATTTCTTGTTCATTTTTACCAAGTAGTTGTTGTGCTGCTCTTGAGAGTAGTCGAGATACTTCTAGTTCTGCATCTTCAGGAAGAACCTCATTTGGTTTAGGTAATGGAACACCTAATTGTTCTTCAATCTGTTGTCTATATAAGAATGCTAAATGTTCTGCGACGTGAGCGTCGAGTGCTGCTTGTACTTCACCTGCTTTTGGACTTTGTCCAACAAGTTGTTTAATTTTAGGATCATCTGCAAAAGCTAAATGCACATCAAGGTGAGCTTGATGGTCTTGATATATAAACGCTTTAACTGGTTTGAGATTAATCACATTCATATTTTCTGATACTGGATCTGCAGGTTTCATATCTTCTGTATTTGGTATAAGTTTTTCTATATTCTTAACACCTAATACTTCTAACATTTGTTTGTTAAGTTCAACCATGTCATAAATATCTGGATTAGCTTGTGCTAATTGTATTACAGCTTGATACTGCACAACCTTCTGTGACATAGTGGCTGCATTCGGATCAGATACAGGAATAACTTCAACCATATCGTAATCTGATTTTTTAACATACTCATCCCCATTGTCTGGTTCGTAGCCATATTCATCATCAGTGTAATCACGAATAATATTTTTTAAGAGTTTAAACTCTTGTTTCATTGCATAATGAATACGAGCTTGAACTGCACTCATTACTTTTAGAGTTCTTTCTAAGATCGCTAATGTGGTTCCAACAGGAGAATTAGCTGACATATCTGATACTTTTAGATCAGCTGCTGATGCAAATCTTCTACCTTCTTCAATGATCTGAATCATTAACTGGTTTAAAACTTGACTTGGCTCTTTATAAGGTAGTGGTAGGATGTTATCTCTGATTGTGCCTGATGGTACATCAACATCACGAAACTCAGCTGGAGCAATCGGAGTATCATCTCCTTTAATTCGTAAACCCCGTGACTTAAAGCCACCAGGTAAATTAGATAGTGTACCTGCATCAACTAACTGACGTAGGATCATTGTGCCCGATTTTGCAAAGGCGCCAATTAAATGAATTAAACCAAAACAATAAAATCCAAATCCTGGAACGTAGCCATAGTGCACAAAGTGTTGACGCTTCTGTTTAGTTTCATCATCTGGATTCCAGTTACGTCGAATAGATAATATAGTTTGTGTAGAACGTTCAATGGTTACAACGTATGGAAGAGCAATACCAGTTTTTTCGCCATCGTCTTCATCTTCATAACCTTCTAAATCTAAATCAACATGCATCTCAAGAAGTTTGAATCGATTATCTGTCGTTGCATTGAATCCCATCTTCTCTGCAATTTTCTTTTCAACTTCTTCTAAATCATGTGAAGGCTCACCTAATTCAACATCGCGATAAAAGCCAGCGACTTGTAATTTACGTAAGTCATTCTTGGTCTTACGCATCACATGAGTGACACGTTCTGCCGATTCTAAATCTGATGCTCCATAAGGAACAACAAGGTCTTCGGCAGGTATATACATTGAGACCTGTCTTTCAAGGCTTGGGTCGTAATAGACTTTCTTAAATGCGTTACCTGCTAATCCGAGACCCCAAAGCATTCTTTCGTGTTCAGGACGATACTCAGTCATTACGTTAGTAAGTTGGTAGTTCATGTCCTCTTTTACACGATCGGCTGCTTCTTCTTTAACTTTAGTTATCTTTCCTATGATTTGCGTTTTTACGGGACCCGCTGCTGGGAATGTCTCCGTCATGGTTTCAGCTTGGAACTTCACTAAAGTCTCGGTTAACAGAGGGTGATAAACATTACATGCACCTTCCCAAGGTTCGGTTCTATCTTCTAGTTTCAAACCTAATAAATCTAAACCATCTACATAAGTATCTAACCAATCACGTCGTGCGGTTAAGTCACCTTCATAATCTTCTAATAAATCACTAGCCAAATTCTGAAGTAAATCATCATTCAACTCTTCAGCTAAGTTAGCATTGAACTCATCATCTTCCATCTCATCTGGATCAATTTCTATTTCAAGCCCACCCATTTTAATGGATACTTCTTCTGGGTCTTCAATTTCAATCTCAACATCTGGCTGCATGTTAGCCATTTCAGCCATCATGTCATCTATGCCTCTAGGTGCTTGAGATAAACTTTTATCAATATCATTCGCTGCCATTATATGTTCCTAGTATTTTTTTAAATTGTATAATCACTAAGTTAACTAAGACTAA